CTCAGACTAAAAAAGCCTTTTTCACCTATTTCCGGATACGGTAGCCATTATTTATAAGCAGGCACACACTCATATCAATAGGGCTAAATAACCCTCCTGCTGTCACTAGCACGCTTCTCATACAGACATTACGGAAAAATACTTCTGCTTAAGTGATCGATACTAGCCGCTGATTGGCACAGTCATCACAGCTTAGACTTTGTGTTGGACTCAACTGATCTATCCTCAAATCCGGATATATATCCGAAGACCAAGGATTTTCATGTTGGTCAACAATTCGACATTTCATTTCCTGATATGTTGGGTATTTGTGAAATGAAATGCCTGAATCAAGCATCATTAATTTACAACGAGAAATACATTTATTATATTCATCTTCTCCATATTGGAAAAACTCATAGAAAGAAGAAGTTAACGAAGCGCATACTTTTTGATGATCCGTAAGCGGACCTTCACGTATTGCCATAGTCAACATCTTCCCTATTGAAGCTTTTTCAATAGGACAAAGAACATAATCTAATTTATCATCATAAACAAATTTACGCTTGCAAATAGTAGCGTTGCATACATCAACGCTACCGTAAATATCATCAGTTTTTTCAGCATTTGTATATTTAATCCCAACTTTTTTAAAGAACAAATGTATAGATCTGAAATTAAACACTGATATATATTTATCAGAGACCGTAAAAGTATTGTCATCTCCCATAGAGAAAAATACTACGTTCTCTTCAAATTCTTCTAATGATTCTTTAGTAATATCTAACCACGCTAAACGTATATAAATAGAATTACAAATATCATTACAAAGAAAAGTCGTATAAATGCCTGAAGATAGAGATCCATTTACTCCTATAAAATTCCTATTAAAAAGAATAATTGGATTACTTACTTCAGTTCCCAAAACACGAAAGATATTTTCAAGCTCTAAGATATCGCCATTATATTCTTTACTTATTATATTATAAATTATAGAATATGCAGCCATAAGCATCAGAGGAGAAGCTTTCTTATCGTACTTAGAAAAATCACCATTTATACAATTCTTAAATTTATGAAGCTTATCTCTAACAGCTTTCCAATCTTTGCTATAACAATTTATTCCTCCCACAGTTTCTGTAGTGAGGAAATTTTTGGTATAAAGACCAGAAAAAGAACCAATGAACATTTTCTGAATTATGATCGAATCCATTGGAGCGCACGTAAACACTCTAATAGACCTTTGTCTAACTTTTTCTTTGTCTCTTGGTTCATCTTTTACACAAGCTTTATAAACAGTCATTGGCCTAGTTCCTTCTTTCATTAACTGTATAGTTTCATCAATTCTATTAGCTAGTTCAGGATTTGGAACAAATCCATCAGGAGCATATTTAGAAGTAGATTGCACCATATGTTCAATTTTCTTTCCATTCAAAGGCCATCCAGCTCCAGTAGTTTTAGGAACTGGTCTACAAAACGGATTATAAGATGCGCCACTACAAGCATGAGCTTTATCCCAGAATTCAATATTATTAATAACAGTAGAAAATTTTTCGGTTAGAAAAACTACTACTGTTTCTAAATGTTTAACATTAATTTCATGAGCTTGATCAGCCATTTGTAGAAAAGCATTCTTAAATACGCTTTTATAAGTACCATCACTATCAATATAAGACCTAAAATTAGGTTTTACCAATTTATGATGATACTCAGATGGAAAATGTTTAAAATAAGAAGAATAAGTAGGTAATTGAAACACTCTAGAATTAGGACGAACCACTGGTATATTAGCTTTTCCTAAAGATCTAAGTCCTCCAATTTCACTTTCTTCTAACCAATATAAATCATCAGTTCTGTCAATAGGCTGAACTTTATAATTTAAGTTTTTAAAAGTGAAACTCTCTTCTAAAATAACACTACTCGTAGGTGATAATATAGAACTTTTATGCCTTTTAACAGCATTCTCAAAATCACTTAAAGTAAAAGGAGAAAATCCATTAATATTTTCTCCCGGTTTTCCAAAACAGTTAATGCCAACAATGCAAGCTTGTTTTGAAAAACTACTTACAAGAGCAGTTCCACATCTTCCAATAAAAGAAGGATATTCTGAATTAGTTACAATAGCTTTATAACTAACAGATTCTCCTTCTATTGGTAAAATATGCTTAGAATAAGAAACATTTTGAAACTTACCAACACATTTATCTTGGATAAAATCATTATCCCTATTAATAAACACATTATAAGCTTCAAAATATTTAATATCTCCAAAATCTTTAATTAAAAATTTCTTTAAAGATTTACCTGCAGATAATTGAGTTATTCTCAGCAAACACAGATCATTTTTCATTGGAATAAGATCAAAGGCATTAGAAGACAGCTCAACAATCATATGAGCTTTCTTATATATACTACTGTCTTCTTGACAATAAATGATTTGATATACGCGAATAACACATTTTTCATTCTTAGCAAAATCACCAAAATGCATTGGAGCAATATAATAATCAGAATCTATATTAAGAATTTGACAGCTAGCTACCTTACCATTATAATTTGCTTCTACTAAAAACGTATTACGTTTACAGTATTGCTTAATTATTTCAATGGGAGTGCAACAAGCTTTTCCATATTGTGGATTATTCTTATTAGCTAAATTCCAAATATCATTATCTTCTCCAATATACCTTGAAGGTATTCTTCCAGATAAATCTAATGCTTCCTTATTTTCTCGAGAAACAAAATTTCCTGCTGTACTACAATAAATATTGTCTTGTTCAGCGGAAACAGATTTTGGGGATATCGTTTTATTTTTAGTCTTAGATATTTTCTTAAAAATAATAATCAACCCAGTCAGAATACCTAAAGGTAATATGTATTTTCTAATTTCAGAAAAATACACGTCTGAAGCAACAATGTTTCTAAAAGCATTTAACGAATCTTGCGATTGAGCTTTCATTTTCATCATTGCTTTTCGACAATTAGAAACAAATCTAACCTTTATTTGATATTTAATTACTCGTTTAGTTACAAATTCATAGGATGGGAAAAAGAGATATAAGAATTTGAAAAATCCGAGTAAAAACATATTAAAGTACAATATTAAAACTTCAACAATCAATGGAAGAGAGCTTTGAGATTCAGAATGAACTCCGAAATCAAAATCTTCTTCAAAACCAGAAGTTGGATCATAGAAAGTTGTTTTATTAATATCATTAAAATCTAATAGTTTTTCACGATGAACTTTCATTAGATCTTTAACATGTTCAATCAATTCAATTAAACCGAATCTGTTTCCAACATTTCCAAATCCAGACTTTTCTTTCTTCCTTAAACCAAATTCCTGAGGATACCATCTAGAATCTCTTTCAGGATTTTCTCCAGGATTGGTTAAAGAATACTCCTCACGGAATTGTTGTCTGAATTCTTTAAGTTTATTGACATCAATTCCACCGATAGGATCACCATTTTCATTTAAAAGAGCAAACTCTCTTTTAATATATATGACAATGACCATATCGAATCTATTCCAAACTGCATCAAGATGGTTGACGATTTTATCAAAACCAAAATCAGCCATATTTGAAGCAATTATAATTCCTTTAGGTTTAAATTCACGTTTACCTTTAGATTCTAAATCAGCACTATTTAAAACGAAAGTACCACCAGATAACATTTCCAAAAACGAATTTTGGATAACATTTTGTGTTTGTCTTTCGCAATTTTTATAAGCGCCTATTTCATCAAATAGCACAACGTGATCTGAATTTTGCTGATAAGAAGATAAATACTGATCAGCTCCATTCAAAATTTTAAAACCTGAATTGATATCATCACAAGATATTCCTAGCTCTCGCTGAATAACTTGTGATAAGACTTTAGCTACAAAACTAGTTTTCCCACTTTGGGACTCTCCATGTATACCAATAACAAATGGAGGGTCTCTAGATTCGTTAACAACGTTAACAAATAAATCATACATATTATCTAAAAGTCTAATATGATAATTTATAAGACTCTTAACGGAAATACTAGCATATTTAAAGTCAAGCATCAAAACACTTTTACGTGCTCTAATGCACTCGCTAACCCAAAATTCTTTCGAAACATGACCAGGAAATCTGGCCAAAGAACTTGAGTTAACTTGTTTGTACCTGTTATCATGAAGCCATATAACTAATGTTATAAAGTCTTCTGGATTTTTAACATGTTCAGGTACATAGTGATCTAATAATACTGTTCTAGATATATGAAGAACAGACTTAAGAACATCAACTATGTTATTAACATTTAATCCATTTTGAAGGGAATCCATGAACTCATAATCATAAGCTCCAAGGAACTTCCCAAGATCCATGCATCTAGCCGGTACTACTTCAGCATAGATAAGACTAACAAAGATCTTTTTAAAATGATGGCCTACTAAACTGTTTATTAATTTATCAGGAGACTCTAAAAGAGCTTCAATATTATTAAAAACAGTAGTTAAGTCAGCATTCTTAAAACCACTTGTAGGTATAAATTCAAATTCACAGAAATCAGATCCGGAAGGAGCATTTCTATAAGCTTCAGCAAGTAAAGCATTATATTGATGCACAATTACCTGAAGGGCAAAATCTGTTACATTCGAAGAAATATACAAATAAGTCAATGTAAGTCTTGATTTTATGTTATCACAATGTATACAAGTATAGATATAGCTAGCAACTATATCCAATCTTTTAGTAACAGCAAAGTGAAACATAGATATGAACACCTTCTTAAATCCGGAAATTCCGGAGATATTTGAATCGTGTTCAACAAATTTAAGATTCCTGTAAAAATTATGGCTTGGAGGACCAGCAGTACAGGTAAATCCGGTGACAACATCACTCACCGATTGTGCAATATTATTTATAAGGTCGTGATTTTCGACCCGTTCGTTTCTTAACGAACCATTAATGTGCAGCTTACCTTTATTATTCAATGTATAAAAATTATTCATATTGAGTAAAGGGGGTGTCCATGATAATGAATTACGTGTGGACAGGACGCAATTAGAAAATGGTTGCCTTACGTCGAATTGAGCGCGGCATGCTCAATAAGCAACAATTACATCGCGGAAAATGAATTTAATAAGTGACCTCGGGAGTATGGCCTTCAATTGCTGCGGTTTGAAGCCATATCTATATAAATAAAAACCGTTCATTGTATGGGGATGAGGTAATATAACGCAATTTATATAGAGAAAACATTAGCACTGTACGAAATACGCCCTAAAAAGGGTTATACTTGCACCTATACGATAATGTTCTCGTCAGAAAGGTAGTAAACTGACGGAAAGCCGTAGCTTCCTCTCCTGTATCATCTCATAAAATTATGAGTTACAACATAAAGTTGAGGGAGGGGGGGTTTGGCTCATTTAGTCGATTCACATATCGCCACTATGTGAGGGTTATGGATTCGGTTATTAGACACCGACAAA